CCATACTGGACATATCTTCACGCTGGTAAACCACCAGTAAAACCAGGATATGCGAAATACTTTTTAGGTACATACTTGACTTATGAATAAAGTATGTTATAATTGAACTATGTCTGAACAATTTGAAAAAACATTATTATCCAATCTAATACATAACGAAGACTTTACTCGTAAAGCACTTCCTTTCATTAAAGAAGACTATTTTAAAAGTAAAGAAGAAATAGTCCTTTTCAATATCATTAAAAACTTTGTTGTCAAGTATAATAATCTTCCTAGTAAAGAAACTATACTTATTGAACTATCAAATTTAAAATCTATAACCGAAGAAGAATTTAAAGTTACTAAGTCATTATTAAATGAACTAAATGCTGAAACAGTTGATATACAATGGCTAATAGATACAACTGAAAAATTTTGTAAAGACCGTGCTGTATATAATGCTGTACTATCAGGTATAAAAATTATAGATGGTAAAGACAAGAAACAAACTCCAGAAGCCATTCCTCACATACTGTCCGAAGCACTTGCTGTAAGTTTTGACAATCATATAGGACACGATTACTTAAATCAAACAGATGACCGATTTGAATATTACCATAGAGAAGAAGAAAGAATTAAATTTGATTTAACTTATTTCAATCGTATTACAAAAGGTGGTTTACCACCTAAGACTTTGAATGTAGCACTTGCAGGTACTGGTGTTGGTAAATCTTTGTTTATGTGTCACGTTGCTTCTTCAATGATAAGTCAAGGTAAAAATGTATTGTATATCACTTTAGAAATGGCTGAAGAAAGAATTGCTGAAAGAATTGACGCAAACTTATTAGATGTAACTATTGATGAACTTTATGAAATGCCTAAGTCGTTATATGATAATAAAATTTCTAAGTTACAAAGTAGAGTAAATGGTCAATTAATTATTAAAGAATATCCTACAGCTTCTGCTCACGCAGGACATTTTAAAGGTTTATTAGATGAACTATCTTTAAAAAAATCATTTAAACCTAACATAGTATTCATAGATTACCTAAACATTTGCTCAAGTAGTAGATTTAAAGGCGGTAATATATCATCTTATTTTTATATTAAGGCAATTGCTGAAGAACTAAGAGGACTTGCAGTACAGTATGATGTACCAATTGTGTCTGCTACTCAAACTACAAGAAGTGGTTTTATGTCAAGTGATATTGGTTTAGAAGATACCTCAGAGTCTTTTGGTCTTCCTGCAACAGCTGATTTTATGTTTGCTCTTATTTCAAATGAAGAACTTGAACAATTAGGTCAAATGAAAGTTAAACAATTAAAAAATCGTTATAATGATCCTGCAATCAATCGTGCTTTTATTTTAGGTGTAGATAGAGCAAAAATGAGATTATATGATGTAGAACAATCTGCTCAAAATCTATCAGACGGCAATCAGGAATCAAAAGAACAAATTGAAAGTCCATCAGGACCACAACCTGCTGACGCATATGATAAATTTTCTGGATTTAAAATATGACAAAAAATAAAAAGTATTCAAACAGAGGATCTTCAAAACTATCTAGGATGGCTAATAAGAAAGTTAATCCTAAATCTATGCCTAAAATTTATTATGTATCAGAAATGATAATGAAAAATAATGAAATTGTTTGGAGGGCAGTTGAAAGACCTAGTGGGATTGTAATTAAAGAATCTTTTTTTGAAGAAGACATTAAAAAAATTGTTAAGAAACAAAACACAAATAAGACATTTGGAATATTTGGTTTTCCTAAATGGTTTGATTGTCGCACAGATGAAGAAATCGCACAGATAAGAAAGTCAAAATAAACATACATAAATATATGTATGGCATTATTTAATAAAGCAGATTTATCCAAATCAAAATACATTGTAGCAATTTTAGCAAAAATTAAACAAGGTAAAAAAATTAAAGTAAATGATGGTAAGTCTTACCTATTTAAAAAAACTAAAGATATTACTAATTTAGAAAAAGTACAAACTGATTTTAAAAAATATAGTGAAATACTTTATTCTAAAAATAATCACGTTTTTGTATTTACTGATGGTAAAAAGTCTTTTAGATTTATAGATATTGATAAAGCTCCCTTTTCAGGTATGGGTGGTCAATCAAGGAATGTTTTAGGTAAAAAACTAGCAGACGCAGGTGAGTTAGCCACAGTAATGTCTTTAACAAAAGATATTAAAAATGCTAAAGATACTGGACAAAGTATATTTGTAAACAATTCAGAAGCTTTTGCTGATTGGTATAACACATTTCAACTTACACGTCCGACAGTTAAAACAATTGTAGGCTCTTTAAATAACTATGACATATTACACGACGCTACTGATAAATCGGATTTTACAGATACAATTTCAAATTTTCTAAGTAAAGCAAAAATCTCAAAAAAAGATTCTTGGAATCCAGCAGACATTTATATAATTAATAAATCAGCAAGAAAAAAAATAACTAACGATCTTAAAAAAATAGTAGAAACTTATGATACTACAAATGGATTAGTTAAGATATTTAATAATAAATTTTATGAACTTTATAAGAAAAAGATTTTTTATCCAATTTCTCTTAAACAGATAATTTCAGAAAAAGCAAATGTAGATTATGCAAACATACCAGGCACAATTAAAGTAAAAGACTATAAAATTAAAATATTAAAATTTAATTGCAACTTAACTACGGAAGGTAAAGAAATAGGTTTATTTACATTTTTAAATACTGATACAAATAAACAAATCAGTTTACAAGTTAGAGGATTTCCTCATAGTTATGGTGTTGCACAAACTGAAATTACCTCTGACGGCACACCAACAGGAGGTCGTTTAGGAAAAATTCCCACAAAAGTGGTTGATAGTGTTATGAGTCAATACAAGGATGCTAGAATTGATAGTATAAGATATTTTGGAACACCTAAACCATTTGAAAATTTTGATGAAAAAAAAATTAAAGAGACTTATAAGATGTATGAAACAGTTATTAAAAACTCAAAAGTCTTTAATGAAAAATTCATAAAGTATGAAGAATTTGCTAAATTAATTCAAATGTCAAAGTCTAATATTAAGATTGCTGAAAATATGTGTATGAAAATTCAAGGCTTAAAAATAATGCACTTTTTTATAAAAAATGAAAAAAACTTATCTGGTATTATGAATCAAATGATAAACGGTGCTAAAAAAATAAGCGATTCTAACGGCTTCTTTATTAAGATATATTAATATTAAATTAATGCTAAAAAAACTTCGTAGTTTTAGTACGAGGTTTTTTAGAGTGATAGTTTTATTTAATATCTGTTTCTAATACAACTGTTTCATTATTCAGTTTTTCTTGTAACTCATCTTTATCAATATTGTAGTATATGTTTTTTGATTTATCAAAAACAGTTACTTTGTTTGAATCTTCATATTTTTTACTAACACTCATATTATTTCCTTTCATATTGTTTAACATATACTATTAACATACACTAAAAAATCGTAAATTTCAAGTGAAAAACCATTCAATATTCTACACTTAATAAAATCAAGGTTTATAGGTGTTATAAATAGTCTAGTAAGTAGTGATTTATTAATGGAATAAAGTGATTTTTCGCTTGACAAAAGCGTAATTTTTTGATATAATGGACATAGTGGGAGACAAATGTACAGTTTTAAACAATATTTGTTTGAGGCAAAAAATACACACCTTGAACATTTAGAAGACGAAATTATCAATAATGGTTACGAAGGTGGCCTTAACGCAGTAGAGTTTCTTAAATCATTAAGAAATATGCTTACTGGTTCGTCTAAATCAAAAGTTAATCTTTCAGTTAAATGGGATGGTGCACCAGCAGTTTTCTGTGGTATCAATCCAGAGAACGGCAAATTTTTTGTTGGTTCAAAATCAATTTTTAACGTAACTCCCAAAATCAACTACACACAAGCAGACATTAGAAGAAACCACGAAGGTGGTCTTGCAGATAAACTATCTGTATGTTTAAAAGAATTACCAAAACTTAATATCAGAGGTATAGTACAAGGAGACTTGTTGTTTACACCTGGTGATATTAAATCAGTAAGTATAAGAGGTGAAAATGCTATTGCATTTAGACCAAATACTATTACTTACGCTGTACCAGAAAATACTGATCTTGCTAAAAAAATCTTACAAGCAAAACTAGGCATTATCTTCCACACTACTTACACAGGCCGAAAGATGACAGATTTAAAAGCAAGTTTTGGCGTTAATGTAAATCGTTTTACAAAGACGCCATCAGTATTTTTTGATGACGCAAGTTATAAAGACGCTTCAGGTGTTGCTACATTTTCTGCTACAGAAAGTGAACAATATGATTCACTATTAAGAATGGCAATGGGTTCAATATCAAAAGGTAAAAGAATTTTAGATTTATTAAAAAGACAAACAAACTTATTATCAGTAGGTGCAAGATTAAAGATTTTCTTCAACACAATGATAAGAGAAGGTCAAACTATAGGTAACGTTAAAAGACTACAAGCAGATTTTAGAAAATATTATGCTTCAGTTTTAGATGATGAAGTTTCAACTAAAAAAACAGAAGCTGCAAAAAGAAAATATGAAACAATACGAAATGAAGGTTTAAGATTTATTGATTCTTATTCAGATGAAATATATTTTGCAATTGCAAGTTATGTTACTTTACAAAGAGTTAAAAATTATTTGGTAAGTAAAATGAATCAAATTAAATCAATAGGAACTTTCTTACAAAAAGATAATGGATTTGAAGTAACAAATCCAGAAGGTTATGTTGCTGTAGATAGAATGGGCAACGCAGTAAAATTAGTAGATAGACTAG